AGAATCGAATCATTGAGCCACTACATAGTCGTTGTGCTGTTGTTGAATTCAAGATTGATTCAGCAGAGAAACAAACAATCGCTGCTCAATTTTTCAAAAGAGTTTCTCAAATTCTCAAAACAGAGAACATTGAGTTCGACTCTAAAGTAGTCGCTGAACTAATCACGAAACACTTTCCAGACTATCGTAGAATTCTAAATGAACTTCAACGCTATTCAGTAGCAGGTAAGATCGATTCAGACATCATGGTGAACATGACCGCAGACTCGTTCACTGAATTGATAAAACATTTGAAAGATGCAAACTTCACAGAGGTTCGTAAATGGGTTGCTAAACAATCTGATTCGGATTGTCCAACTCTTTTCAGAGAATTGTTTAATAATGCAAGTCAACATCTGGAACCAAATACAATTCCTGCACTAGTAGTTATCTTGGCGGACTATCAATACAAGTCTGCTTTCGTAGCAGATCAAGAGATAAATACCATGGCTGCTCTTACTGAAATAATGATTCAATGTAAATTCAAGTAACATGGATACTATATTTTATCTAATAGGATTGCTTGTCGCTTTCATCTGGGGATACAGATTCAGAGAATATCTTGCAACCAAAAAGATGGATGCTCTGATCGGGATCCTTAACGAACAGGCTAAAGAAAGAGAGCAGGAGATACAAAAGAATGTTATGTTCGTTACAATCGAGAAACATAATGACATGTTCTTGGTATATGAGAAAGATACTAATAAGTTTTTGACTCAATCAACGAATCAGAAGGAACTTGGAGAGAATCTCAAGAAGATGTTCCCCAATAAAAGGTTCGCTGCGTCTCATCAGAATCTAAGAGAGGTGGGATACGATGAGCCCATTTGATTTTATTAAGGCTATAACAGAGACCAAAGAAAACTTATTTAAAGATGACCCCCAAGCCAATAAAGATTACAGCCCTTTTATGGTCAATAAAGGGTTGTCGTTTTACCATGATACCATTTTCCAAGCCAATCAGATGAACGGTAGGTACGATGCACCTAGAGATTGGCAGTTTTTGTATTTACTAAATAGTATATCTAAGAAGAAGCGCTATAGTCCTTGGGCAAAAAAGGATAAAGAAACTAGAGCTATTCTCTTGGTCAAAGAATATTTCGGGTATTCTAGCCAGAAGGCTAAGGAAGCTGCCCGAATACTCTCTGAAGAGCAGTTAAATACTATTGAAGAAAAACTACAAAAAGGTGGAAAATAATGTCAGTCGAGATGATTTATTATGACTGGACGCCTGAGTCAATGCTTGAAGTGAACTTGATCGAACCAGACAATTTCCTCAAAGTACGAGAGACTCTGACCCGTATCGGGATTGCCTCCAGAAAAGAAAACAAACTATACCAGTCTTGCCATATTCTACATAAGCAAGGCAGGTATTTCATCGTCCATTTCAAAGAACTATTTGCATTGGATGGAAAAGAATCGAATATCACTAGCGGTGATATCGAGCGCAGGAATGCGATCGCTTCGCTTTTGCAAGATTGGGAACTGTTAAAGATTATTAATCCATCAAGAGCAGAGCAGAAAGCATCTCTATCGCAGATCAAAGTGGTCTCCTTTAAGGAGAAGGAACAGTGGGAACTTGTGCCTAAATATAACATAGGAAAGAAACGAAATGATCAAACTTGAATTGAAAGTAGAGGAAGTTAATACTATTCTTCGTGTGTTAGGAAAACATCCGTTTGAAGAGGTCGTAGCATTGATTGGTAAAATCAAACAGCAAGGCGATGCTCAGGTTGCAGAAATGCAAAAAGCGGAAGCAGAGAAAGCAGAATCTGCCTAAATAGAATTGTCCCAGGGATGGGAACGTAGTTAGTCGGTAACTACGATAAAAGCCGACTAAAACTGCCATGCCCATTTGGGGTGGCGAATTTCAATTTACTCGCTTAACTTAAGGAGAACGCAATGTTACATATCGCAAATACAACTATTGACACCATTCAAGGTGCTAAGTCCATCTTCGTCAAGAACTATGTTCAAGACAAGACTGTGGCTGATGCGCTTCAAACATTGGTAGATGTAGAAACAAATTTCGCTAAGTCTGTTGCCAAAGCAACATTCGATGCAGTTGATGTTGTTTCTGCAGAACTCACCAAGTTTACTTCTGTAAAGAAGTAAGGAGGTTCAAATGACATTGTTACCACAGGTCTTCGGGAAAGACTTCGATAAACTATTTGTAGGTTTCGATGATCATTGGTCGCGCATGTTACAGTTACATGACGAAATGACCAAGAATATTCCAAACTATCCACCATACAATATCTACAAGTCTGACGAAAACAAATACGTCATTGAACTGGCAGTTGCTGGTTTCGGCAAACAAGATATTGAGATCACTCTTGATAACGACAAACTTATTGTCAAAGGTGAAGCAAAGGATGACACGCAAGCGTTTCTATATAAAGGAATTGCAACTCGTGCGTTCACTCGCAGCTTTGCAATTGATGATCAGGTAGTTGTTAACAATGCAAGTATGGTGAATGGAATGCTTAAGATTTTCTTAGAGAGAATCGTTCCTGAACACAAGAAGACACGCAAGGTAGAGATTTCAGATGAGGCATCTAAATCTGATCCTGAGTTACTTCTTGAGAAGAAAGCAGCATAATGAAAACCATTTTATGCCGTATAAGATGTATGCTTTTTTCTTTTGGTAAGGCACGTGCTGCTGCATGTCTAGCAAGACATGGAAAATATGAGGCAGCAAAGCGCATTATCTCGATGGAAGATCCATATAAGTGTTAATAAATTAACAGTACGACTTTAGGGGAATCTATTTCCCCTAAATAGTCGTATGAAAGCAAAAGTGTCCGAAAACCTAGTATCCTTTATCTCTATTCGTAGGGGTAACTGGGTCATCAAGGTTTCAATTTATAAGACGTTATCAATAATGGTAGTAGGACAACACTGTTTTGACTTTGATAAATTCTTTGTCAGACAATTTGAAAATCATGAACAGGCAGCAGACTTCTTAGAAGATCTTGCCAAGGAAGAAACTGATGAATATTAAAGTATTTAAAATGATTAGTGGTGAAGAACTTATTGCTGAAGTGATCAATAATCTCCCAACTACAAAAACCCTCAAAGAGCCAGCAGTTATTGTAATGCAAAAAACCGATCAAGGTATTAGCGTTGGAATGATGCCATATATGCCTTACGTTTCGGGTAACGTGACTCTCAATAATAGTGCAATCGCAGCCGAAGGCGACCCAGACGTAAAGCTGGTCAATGAGTATAGCCGACTGTTCGGGTCGGGTATCCAGATCGCCTCAGCAACCGATATTCCAGCTCGCTAGGAGCTCTCCCCTCAGTCGGGTGGGGATTACCCCTAATCTATCGCTGCGACCGCTCTATCGACCCTCTATAGAGCCCATAAGTTAGTAAGCACTTACTTACTAATAACCCTCAAACCTGTAGGGTTATTAGTTGCCCTTAATTCACGTTTCATGGTATAATTACTATGTAATGATGATAAAGGTGAATGATGAATAAGAACGTAATCTATAACATGCAAACTCGTACTAAAGCAGAGTCCCGTGCTGCCGCAGAAAAAGAACTAAAAGCATTTCTGCGTAAAGGTGGCGTTATCCAAGTAGAAAAACCCCAAAAGAATCCCAAGTCCTTCATGAGTGCAAAATCATCTCGTGGATTTCTTGGTGGCACTTCTGGATTTGCTACTGGGTTCCCGCGTAAAATTGCTGGTGTTTAATAAGGAGACGATATGAAACAGTGGAGTGAATTGACTTTACACGAGCAGCTTTGCTGCACTCTTTCAGATGCGTACAAAGATGCGCATGGTATCCGTCCTCGATTTATGAACTTCCAAGAAATGACTATTGAAGATCTCAACCGAGAGATCGAGATCTGTGTTAAGGTCATCGAGCAAAACTACAGAGATGAGCAGGATGCTGAGAAAGATGCAGCTGTCAAATTCGAACAGCATGTCACCAATACCATCTGTATGGGTGCACGTGATCGCGAAACAGCATTGCGATGGATTATGGATGCCAGCCATGCTGATGGTGACTGGGATTATTTCTGCTATCTCAACGGACTTCCTTACGGTTACTTCAGGAAATCTGCATGATCCTTGCTAAAGAAATATCCAACTGGGCTGAGTCATATCAGCCCAATCATACATATCTGATGTCAGATAGTATGTCAAAGATCTACGGGTACTTCAAATGGAATGACCCGAAACAATTTCAGATGTTTAAGAATCCTATTCGTATTGATAGAAAGTACAGACAATTTAAAGTGCTGCAGAAAAACATTAAGGATATGGAATGAACCTGCATAAATTTTTCGAGAGTCTTGCTGCTAATGCTTCGCGAAATTTTAAGATTGAGCAGCTTGAACAGCACAGTAAAAATCAAACTCTACGCAGAGTTGTTCAACTTGCTCTTGATCCGTTTACCAATTTTTACATTCGTAAGATTCCAAAGTACACACCCAACTCTGCGCCAGGCATCAGTTTAGATTTTGCTTTGGATTCTCTGTATGACCTATCTGCCAGACTAGTCACTGGCAATGCAGGGATTGCTCATTTAACATCTATGTTAGAAGCATTGAATTTGGAAGATGCTAAGGTTATTGAACGTATTATTGAAAAGGATCTAAAATGTGGAGTGTCAATCGCAACCGCAAACACGGTTTGGTTTGGTTTAATCAAAGAGTATCCAGTGATGCTGTGCAGTGGCTTCGAACAGAAACTGATAGACAAGGTACAGTTCCCAGCATACGTCCAGTTGAAAATGGATGGTATGAGGTTCAACGCACTCGTGCGTCACAACGGAAACGGATCTTCGGTTGAGTATCGGTCGCGTAATGGAAAAGAGATTCAGTTGCTTGGTAATTTAGATGATGAATTTGTTTCGTTGTCAAATGGTGTTGACTGTGTGTTTGACGGAGAGTTGATTCTCAAGAAAGACGGAAAGATTCTAGATCGACAAACTGGTAATGGTATTCTGAACAAAGCAAACAAGGGAACAATTAAACCAGAAGAAGCAGCCATGGTTCATGCGACTGTCTGGGATGTCATTCCTTATTTGTATTTCGTTGATGCTTACTGCCCTACCAAATATGAGACACGGCTAGATTCTTTACAAACACTTATCTCAGCAAAGCATTACTCAAAGATTGATCTGGTAGACAGCTACATAGTCAATGACATCGAGCAGGTTAACAATATCTTCCAGCAATTTCTTTCTTCTGGTCAAGAGGGAATCATCCTCAAAGACAAACGTGGAACATGGGAAGATAAACGTGTTAAACATCAGATCAAATTCAAAGGCGAACTAGAGTGTGATCTGAAAATTGTTGCAGTAGAGGAAGGCACTGGCAAGTATGTGGGTATGCTCGGTGCAATTATCTGTGAATCTGCAGATGGAATTGTAAAAGTCCGAGTTGGATCTGGTTTCAATGATGAACATCGCAAGAACTTCTGGGGAAATAATTTAGTTGACAAAATTGTGGCTATCAAGTATAATAG